TTTTACAACAATGGGGAACCTACGTATATTACAGGGAGACACTATATGTTTCTACAGTGGTCTAAAATCGATATCGGATACCCATCATACCTTGCTTTCCAAAGAGACATCTTTCTTCACATGGTTGCTTGCGAGGTTGATCCTCGCTGTTTCGGTCAGCTTTATACTAAGTGTCGTCGTTCTGGTTACACCAATATATGCTCTGCTGTACTTGTTGATGAAGCTAGCCAAGTTAAAGAGAAGCTGTTGGGCATTCAGTCGAAGACTGGTAAAGACGCTCAGGAAAACATATTCATGAAGAAAGTGGTTTCGATCTTTCGAAGCTATCCTTTCTTCTTCAAGCCTATCCAGGACGGTACCACGAACCCGCGTATGGAGCTAGCCTTCCGTGAGCCTTCGAAGCGAATCACGAAAAACAATAAGACATCTTACAGAGGCGACGCACTCAACACTGTAATCAACTGGAAGAATACCACGAACAACGCATACGACGGAGAGAAGCTACACATGCTGTATCTCGATGAGGCAGGCAAGTGGGAGAAGCCTACAGACATACGTGAGGCGTGGAGGATTGAGCGAACCTGCTTGATCGTTGGTAAGCGCATAGTCGGCAAGGCTCTCGTGGGCAGCACTGTAAACCCCATGAACAAAGGAGGGGAGGAATACAGGGGGCTGTGGCAAGATTCAGATCCCAACGAAAGAAATAATAACGGTCGAACAAGATCTGGACTGTACAGAATCTTCATCCCCGCATACGAAGCGCTAGAAGGTTTTTTTGATAAGTATGGCAATGCAGTCATAGACAACCCTCCAAATCACATACCTGGGACCACTAGGCGTATAAGGTTTCGAGGGGATATCATAGGTATAGACGGGGAGGTTATAGATCAGGGTAGTAAGTCCTATTTAAAAAACGAGCGAGAGTCCTTTAAGGATGACCCATCTGAGCTCAATGAAATTATTAGGCAGTTCCCATTTACCGAAGACGAAGCGTTTAGGGACAGCATAGAAGGCAGCCTGTTTAATATTGGTAAGATCTACCAGCAGATAGAGCACAACGACTCCTTGTACCCTAACCCAATAGTTAAAGGGAACTTCGTGTGGAGGACAAAAGACGAGGAGGTAGTTTTCTCACCAGACCCGAACGGTAGGTTTCATGTAGCTTGGCTGCCACCTGACCACCTCAGAAACAACAAGGCTGACGAACGAGGGAAACGGGTTCCGCCGAACGGTCACATAGGTGTAGGCGGAGTTGACTCTTACGATCTCGATGCTACTGTAGACGGTAGAGGATCGAAGGGTGCGCTGCACATGTACAACAAGTTCAACATGGATGTTCCTCCGAACATGTTTGTTGTGGAGTACGCCTCTCGTCCAGATCTGGCTAGCATCTTCTACGAAGACGTATTAATGTGCGCGTTCTTTTACGGGTATCCTCTACTTATAGAAAACAACAAGTACGGGATTGCAAGATACTTTGAATCAAGAGGTTACGACGGCTACTTAATGGATAGGCCAAACCATTTAAAGAACCCAAATGCTTCTTCTAATGTCAGAACAAAAGGTATACCTTCTAACTCACAAGATGTCATTCAGTCTCATGCTCAGGCTATCGAAGCTTACATCCACGATCATGTCGGGATAAGAGCAGAAAGTGGAGAGATGGGCAATATGATTTTTAACAGGACGCTAGAAGACTGGATAAGCTATAAGATAGAAAAGAGAACTAAGTTTGACTTGACGATTAGTTCTGGTTTGGCACTGCTTGCCGCTCAAAAGCAAAAGAAGAAAAAACCAAAAGCAAGCTTTCAGGATAAGAAATTCTTTAGGACTTACAAGCCAAAAGCTTGGCACTCTTAGTTTTACTATATTTGCAAGGAGTTAAAATAACTCCACACATTGCAGATGTATAGTAATAATAAAAATTCTTCTAACTTCCCAGACCCTCTAGCTCCTGTAGAAGAAAAGCAGGGTATAGGATATGGCCTAAAATACGCTAAGGCTATATACCAGCAGTGGGGGAAGATAGATTATCAGAACTCTATTTACGGCACGAGAAAGAAGACCTTCGAGAAAAACAGAAGGTATGCAAACGGGACACAAGACACGACGATTTACAGGTCGCTTCTTACTTCTCTCGACCCGAATAATGGAGACGGCAGTATGCTCAACTTGGATTTTACTCCAGTCCCCATCCTGCCCAAGTTTGTTAGGATAGTAGTAAACAAGATTCTTTCTCTCAGCCCATACCCAAACCTTGAGGCTGTTGATCCTATTTCTTCTTCTGAGAAAGATAAGGACCAGAGAAAAGTAGAGATGCTCATCTCTGCGAAAAATCAAATCAAGAAGATCGAGGAAAAGACTGGGGTAATTATTGGTATGGACTCCAATGCTATCCCAGATACCCTTGAAGAAGCTGAGATATTTATTGGGAACAACATCAAGTCGTCTTCTGAGATTGCAGCTCAGATAGCTACCAACTTGACTTTGACCTGGAATGAGTTCAATGAAAACATTCTAAGGCGCTGCGTTAATGATCTCGCGGTGTTGGGCATGGCGGTAGTCAAGAGAGACAACGACCCCCAACAGGGACTGAAGACGAGCTATGTTGATCCCACCAGCTTCGTCCACAGCTTTACAGAAGATCCAAACTTTAGCGATCTCGTCTATGCTGGACACGTAAGACAGATACCAATACAGGAACTCAAGAGGGTTGCAGGTGATCAGTTTACGGAAGAGCAATACAAAGAGATTGCTCAGAAAGCACAAAAGAAAAGTGGATACGATGTAGGTAAGCTTTACGAGTCTTCTTACGACAGAGTGAACAAGAGCTCCAAGTTTGGATATGATGAGTATATGGTTGAGGTATTGGACTTTGAGTTTATCTCTGTTGACTGTGAGTTCTTCGAGTCAAAAGAAAGCAAGTACGGAAATGTAGGCTTCTACTCTAAAGGTCAAACATATAAAGCGCCTCAGAACTCTGTGTTTAACAGAGAGGTGATGAAGCTTGAGAATGCTTCTGTATATGGTGGGTGCTACATCCTTGGGACTGACTTCGTGTTTGACTACGGGAAGAAAACAAATATTCCGAAGAATATCCACGATATCTCTCGCACCAACCTTTCGTATTCTGTTTGTGCTACGAATATCTTGGACATGATGCCTAAGTCTATGGTGGATAGCTGCATCGGTTTTGCTGATCAGCTTCAGCTTACCCACCTTAAGATCCAGCAGGCAGTAGCGAAGGCAAAGCCAGACGGAATCATCATCGACATTGAGGGTTTAGAAAACGTACAGCTTGGAAAAGGAGGAGAGCTCCAGCCGTTAGATCTTCACGATATCTACGAGCAGACGGGTGTCTTTTATTACAGAAGTAAAAACCCAGAAGGCGGCTTCCAGAATCCTCCGATTAGAGAGATTGGTAATAGCATCAGAAACATCAACGAGCTGATTGGTCTTTACAACCACTACTTGCGTATGATCAGGGATGCTACAGGAATTAACGAGGTGATGGATGCATCTACTCCGAAGTCTGATTCTTTGGTGGGTGTGAGACAGCAAGCTTTGGCTGCCGCCAACAACGCTATTTACGATATCACAAACTCTTCTATGATTTTGTATAAGAAGGTTTGCAACGACATCATTAAGTGCGTACAGGTGATTCACCCCGATTCTGTTTTGTACCGCATGTACGAGAATGCTATCGGTAAAGAAAACATGAGCGTCCTTACTTCGTTCAGGAACCTTGCCATGTATAACTTCGGTGTTACCGTAGTGAAAGAGATGGAAGAGGCCGAGCGTCAGTACCTGGAGCAAAACATCCAGATTGCTTTAGGTCAGAAAGAAATCGACTTAGAGGATGCTATTGCTATCCGTCAGTTGAAAGACATCAACCAAGCGGAAAGGCTGCTCGTTGTTCGTCGTAAAAAGCGAATGGCTCAACAGCAGCAGACCGCTATGCAAAACTCTCAGCAGCAAGCTCAAATCCAGCAGCAGTCAGCTCAAGCTTCCTCTGAGGCTAGGCAGCAAGAGATGCAGATGGAGGCTCAGTTGAAATCACAGGAGCTGCAACTCAAGGCTCAGCTCGAAGCTCAGCTCGAAGAAGTAAAGCACGGCTTTAGAAAAGAGATCGAAATGATCAAGGCTGAAGCTTACTCGAACAGAACTCAATCCGAAACTCAGAATCGCGTTCAGATAGAAACGATGAAGGACGACAGGAAGGACGAGAGGGTAAAGAAGCAGGCGGTAGAGCAAAGCAAACTTATCTCTCAAAGACAGGGAGAGAGAGGAGAACTTGAGGGTGAAGAGCAAATGGGTGACATAACATCAGAAATATTAGGATAAGATGGCTACGGTAAATTTAGATACAGCTGCGAGACTTGACATTATTTGTAGAAAGGGTGATTCATTTCAGTTAGTCCTTGACTTTGGCTCCGCCGTTCCAACTACGGGGTGGAAGTTAGACGTAGACACTGCTGACGATGGTGGCACTTCTGTGCTTCCTGACAGCGTATTTACTTACACGGTTAGTAACGGAGACGCTACGAACTCTAAGCTAACCATCGAGGCTTCGTCTACTGATATGAATGTTACTTCTGGTCTGTATGTGTACGACATTCAAAATACGGACTCTGGTGTTTCTATTGACAGTGCAAACAAGGTTAAAACCTACGTTTTTGGAACTTTTAAAATCAATGAAGACGTCTCTGCATAATGTCTACAATAAGAGTTGTAAATAGTGGGCCAGACACCATAAAGGTAACTGTCAACGAAACACCTAAAGTAAATGTTTCGTCTCCAGCCAACTCTGTGGTCAAGGTTAGCTTAGGGGTAAGTGGATCACCTGGCTCCTCTACGTTTTTAGGACTTTCTGATACTCCTGCTAGCTTTACGGCTAGCAAGTTTTTAAAGGTAAACTCAGATGGCAATGCCGTTGAGCTTGTTGATACGCCTAGTGGGTCCTCTACATTTTTAGAGCTTACCGATACCCCACCATCCTTTACGGCTAGTAAGTTCTTGAAGGTGAACTCAGATGGTAACGCCGTTGAGTTTGTTGATACGCCTGGTGGGGTTTCTACAATCCTAGGTCTCAGCGACACCCCGTCTTCTTTTACGGGAAAGGCTGGTAAGTTTGTAAAGGTAAATTCATCTGCTAATGCTGTTGAGTTTGTTAGTGACTCAAACTTGGATACAGTAGTAGGGCTGTTGAAGAGTAATACAGGCTCAACAACCTTGACGGGTGATGGCTCAGGCAGCAGCACTGACGACGGTCGATTAGAACTAACCCCCACTGCAGGAAAGGTAAAGTTTGCAACTAACTCCGAAATGGAGTTGACTGCAACCACGGCAAAGCTCAAGACTGGGGTAACGGAGTTGAAACTCACAGAAACCTCACCTGGCGATATCGAGTTTATCGTAGCCACAGATGATTCGGAATCTACAGCGTTTACGGCAGTTCATATTGACGGCGGCGCAAATGCGAATGAGGCTGACTTAAATATAAACAACGGTACAACTTTAAAGATACACGGGGCTAGTGGTAGCGCATCTTTAGGTTATGCTGGATCGGGTGCTCAGGTTGCTTTACCATCAGCTGGTGGAACGCTTTTAGCAAATGTAAGAGAGGACGGATCCCCTCAACTCGGTGGTGACCTGGATCTAAACGGCAATAAGATTACGAGCGCTTCAAACGCAGACATCCTTATTGAGCCAAACGGAACTGGTGACATCAATCTGTCTGCCGATACTATTAATCTGTCCGATAATGCGAATACGGGTAGGATTGAGATTGCCACAAACGAAATAATTTTAAAAAGCTCAACTGTTGGCACGATTTGGAAGGCAGCCACCAACGCCAACAGATTTACAATAGAACAACCGTTAGCTTTAGGTTCTTCGGCATCGCCAAGTTCCACTACAATCCTAAATAGTAGAAACGACAACAAAACTCATATACTTTGCGAAAACGCTGCTGGCGATGACAAGTTTACTGTAGCTATTAATTCAGACGGAAATGCAACAACCACTGTTGCG